CAGCAAAAATAAATTCAACATTTGCAAGTGCACCTGCAGAAGTAGTTAGTCCTGTAAAGGCATCTTTCCATTTATTTACTCTTGTCCAATAAATTACATCGTGCTTAGGCTCTGGCTTTATTCTGTAAAAAAAATGTTCACCCCATGTAGGAGTTCTGACATCTTCCCATTTATCATTTTCATATGATTTACATTGAATCTCAGCACCATCAGCCCAGGCGTGTATTAAGTCTGCGTGTTTATGTGGTTTACTCATTTAATCACCTCTGCTGATTTAAGTGCACCCGTTTCGCCATCAAATGTGGCTTTTATGTTGTGGAAAGGGCTTTGTAAGGGCCCCCCAAATTCTTTATGAACTTCATAATACCTAACAACATCTGGCTTAGGTTCTGGTTTTATTCTGTAATGACCACTTGAATCCCAAGCTGGAAACTCAAGATCCCTCCAAGTTTTATCATTGATACTTTTATATTGAATTTGAGCACCATTTGCCCAAGCAATTATTAAGTCTGCGTGTTTGTGTCTCATTTTCCTAACCCCAATCTAAAATCTTCATCATCCATGTCGCGTAGCAGTGGCTTCTTTTTGCCAAAGATACGCTCGTAGCCCTCCTCGTACTTCTGCTGATCGGTTGGACGCTGTGCGTCACCCTTGCCGGCCTCAGAGTAATGCGACCCGCTGTCGCGTGCGACCTGATTTGCAATATCTTTTTTCTTCATGGTGCGTACCTCAAAAGTAATGTAATTACACTGGAAAACAAAAAGCCCAACCCCACGTAAAATAAAACAACCACAAGGGAAACAAACCACATTGAGGGTTTTTCAGAGAATTCCTGAATCATTTTTATTATTAGTAGGGCCAATATGACCATACATAGTCCAATTGCTGTAATCATTTTTTGCTCCATTCGTCGAGCTTATAGCCAACGTAAATGCCAAGAAAAATAAACACCGTCAACGCTACAAATAAAGCCTCGACAATGTCTGCGAGTGTATCTATAGCCATGCTAGTCCAGTGGGAAAGGTGAGACAATAATTCTTGGCTCAATGTAGAGTGGCACGGGCTTGCCTGTCTGTGGGTTTACGCACAGCACCCAGGTTCCGTCGGCACTTGCGGGGCTGTAGAGCCCGTTAGGGTCCGCCTGGGGCAGTACGTACACTGAGTAGCTTCCCGCTACTCCGGCTTGCTGTGGCATTTGCGGGTTGGTGTACTGCGTCGCGTATGGCAACCCGTAGCCAACTGAATTGCACAGCTTGTGCCTGTTGCCGTTCATGTCCACAATGTAGGTTGTCGTTGCAACACTGCGGTCGCGTAACTCCAAGATATCGCGCATCATGCGCTTCTCGGCGAAGTTGGTAATTGCGGGCATGCCAACGGACTGCACCGCCTGTAGAGTCATCTGCTCCTGCTGTCTGCGCTCAAGCTGTGAGCTCGTTGGCTTCTCTTCCAGGCAACCGGCCAGTAGCGCTGTCAGTGATAAGATAAATAAAATATTTTTCATTGCTGTCCCTTTACTTGATCATAAAAATTACGTAGGCTGAGTGGCATCTTCTCCAGTGGGTAAACTGAGAACCTGTGCAGTATGATCGCCCTTAGCGCCTGCTTTTGCTCAGGTCCCGCGCTGTTGTAGTCCATTTGCAAGTTCTCCAGGTCTCGAATCATGCCGTCGTTGTACTGCTGTGACTCCTTAAAGGCTGTGTTGTTCACCTCAACGTACTTGGGCG